ACAGTAACATGGACAACAGCAACTGCCAATTACGGCACAGTAACACACGTGGCCATTATGGACACTAATTCTACAAGTGATTCAGCAGGTGCAGGAAACGTTCTTTTCTATGGTGCTTTAACATCAGCCAAAACCATAGAAACGGGTGACACGTTTCAAATTACAGCAGGTTCACTTACGGTATCATTAGCATAATAGTCACTTTAAGGAGTCCTTCTTGTGACGCAATATGTTAATTCTGCTAGTTATATTGCCGATGACTATGTAACTTCCGATTACATAGGAACGACGGCTGACGAATATGTTACTTCAGGTTATGTAAGTGGTATTACCTACGGTGAAGCATCGCTTACATCTTCTGCGGCAACATTAACAGCCACAGCCACCTTTGCAATATTTGGAACTGCTACTCTTAGCAGTTCAGCTACATTAACAGCAACCCCTACAAGAATACGTTATGGCGATGGTGCATTAACATCTACTGCATCATTAACTGCCTCTGGTGGAAGAACTAGGAATGGTAGTGCGTCATTAGAAGCCAACGTTGGTGGAACTACTTGGGAAAATGCAGGCACATGGGACAATCCTCGACAAGAGGTTTGGAACAGTTTTACTGTTGACGCCCTTATAGTTCAACTAGGAGAAGCTAACCTTTCAAGTGCATTTACACTTACAGCAGACGGAGATTACACAGCAAGTGGAATTAGTATTGTTGCAAGTGCAGGAACACTAACAGCAACCCCTAATAGAATTAGGAATGCTGAATCTAGTATTAGTGCCTTTGTAACTACTGTTCAAGTAGCCGCAAGAACAAGAACATTTGGTGCAGAATTAACAAGCTCATTTAGTTTAACTGCCGCGGCCGAAGTTGTTTTAACAGGGGAAGCCGCTCTTTCTACATCTTGTTCACTTACAGCAGACGGCGGAGTAATAAGAGAAGGCATATCAATACAAGCCAGCCTTGGCACATTAACAGTTGCCGCTGATAGAATTAGAACTAGTAGTGCAAGTTTAAGTGGTGTATTTGATTTAACAGCCACCTCTACAATAGACGGTGAAGCAAGTCTAAGTTCAACGGCAACCTTAACAGTTGACGGCAATGCAACCTTTATTGGGTCAGCAACGTCAAGCACAACCACTAGTCTTAGTGCATTAGGCGGAGTATTATTTTCTGGAGAGGCTTCGTTAACGGCATTTAATACAGTTGTTACAGTTGGATCCATTTACACTATTGATCCATATAGGGTATATTCTATACCATCTGACACTAGAATTTTGCAAATAGTGGAAGAACCCCGCAAATCTACAGTGAAAACAGAAAATCGTGTAAATAGTATTATAGATGAGACACGTGATATTGCAGTGAAGAGCGAAACACGAAAATCAATAGTTCAAACATTAACTTTGGTGGAAACTGCAACTTCACCATTGGATACAAGGGAATAGAGAATGCCAACACTAACAGGATTTCAAGAAGATAGGGTAGGTGCATGGATTGAGAAGGATCCATATGCTGTCCTAGATTATTCTCTTGATTGGACTAATTGGATGCCAACAGGCGATACAATATCATCAATCACAGTTACAGCTGAAACAATAGATGGTGACGCTTCAGCATTAGCAATAGATTCTTCATCTAACACCAACTATATTGTAACAGCAAATATATCAGGTGGAACAGCTGGCAATATCTACAATGTAGAATATAAAATGATAACAGCAAATGGATTACGTGATTCAAGAAACTTTAGAATTAAAGTATTAGAGAGACAAGCATAATGAGTGAAGATAATAAAAACCACCCGGGCTCAAAAAAGAAAACTATAGATAGAGATCTAGTTTATAAACTTGCTTGTATTCAGTGCAGTGATCAAGAGATTGCAGAAGTAGTAGGCGTAACAGCTAACCTGCTTAGAAAAAGATTTAGAGCATTATTAGAAAAAGGTAAAGAAACAGGTAAGCAAAGTCTTAGACGTTCAATGTGGGAAAAAGCAATGAATGGTGATACAAGAATTCAAATCTTTTTGTCAAAACAATATTTAGGTATGAAAGACGCACCAGAAGATATACACAACAACACACCTTTACCTTGGGAAGACAAATAATATGCCATTAAGCCAAGCTCAAAAAGATATTTGCGATAGTGCTAAAGACAAACGATTTGTTGTGTCTGTTTGTGGAAGACGTTTTGGAAAAACATTTGTAAGCATGAGAGAATTAGCAAGAGCGGCATCACAACCTAACAGCCAAGTTTGGTATGTTAGTCCAAGTTATAGAATGTCAAAAGGAATTGTTTGGGATCAATTAAAAAATAAATTAAAAGACTTACGTTGGATTGAACAAAGCAATGAAGCAGAATTAAAATTAAGATTAAAAAATGGATCAGTTATACATTTGAAAGGCGCAGACAATCCAGACTCTTTAAGAGGTGTAGGTTTGGATTTTATTGTTATGGATGAGTTTCAAGATATTAGTAAGAGAACATGGACAGAAGTTTTAAGACCAACTCTGTCAGACAAGGCAGGTAGAGCATTGTTCATTGGAACTCCAAGAGGTGTTGGTTCTTTCAGTCATGAAATGTATACTATGGCACAAGAAACTGATGACTGGGCCGCTCATACATACACAACATTAGATGGTGGCAATGTTCCTGAAAATGAAATAGAACAAGCAAAAAGAGATATGGATCAAAAAACATTTGAACAAGAATATCTTGCTACTTTTAATACCTATAGTGGTGTTGTTTATTATAACTTTGATAGAAGCTATACTGTTAAAAAAGCAGATGCATATTCACTTCATGAATTACATTGTGGAATAGACTTTAACGTTGATCCTATGTCTTGTTCAGTATCAGTAATTGAAGGTAATACAATACACTTCATTGATGAAATTGTAATGAACGGATCTAATACAGATGAAGTTTGTGATGAATTAAAAAGACGTTATCCTAAATCAAGAATTATAATGTATCCAGATCCAGCTGGTAAACAACGTCGTTCAAGTGCAGGTGGTAGAACAGATATTAGTATTTTACAAAATGCTGGATTTAGAGTTCTTGTTAGAAATAACCATACTCCTGTAAGAGACAGAATAAATGCCGTTAATGCAAAATTAAAAAACACAAAAGGAACACCAAGTTTGTTTGTTGATCCTAAGTGTAAACAAATTATAAGTTCTTTAGAACGTATAGTATACAAACCCGGAACATCCATTGTTGACAAGGATGGAGATTTGGATCATATGGCTGACGCAGTGGGCTATCTAGTAGACTACCTTTATCCACTTCGAACTGAATATGAAGCTTCTGCACCGCAGAGATGGGCATTTTCAGGAACCAATAACACAAGGAGTTATAGATAATGCCTGTTATTAGAGATAAAGTGATTAAAGGAGATGGAACTATCGCTGTTGATTACATTACTGCTCATCATGCCGCATACAAACATTACCTTAATAGGTGGCAGTTTCTTGGCGATTCATATACTGGTGGTTATGATTATTTCTTAGGAAAATATTTAGAACCTTATTATTATGAATCTAAAGATGACTATCAAAAAAGATTAAGAGCAATAGGATTAGACAACCATGTTAGAAGCATTGTTGGAATTTACAATTCATTCTTATTTAGAAAACCTGTCAAAAGAGATCTTGGACAATTAGAAAATGCTCCAGGAATAAATGCGTTCATGAAAGACGCAGACCTTGATGGTAGAAGTTTTGATGCGTTTGTTTCTGAAATGAGTTCATTAGCAATGGTATATGGAAACGTATGGGTTGTCATTGATAAACCTAATGTGCAAGTTGGCACAAGAGCTGAAGAATTACAACAAGACATTAGACCGTATGTTTCAATGTTTACACCAGACAATGTTTTAGACTGGGCATACACAAGACGACAAAACGGTTTATATGAATTAACATATCTAAAAGTAAAAGAAGAGATAGTAGAAGACAAACAATACATTAGAGAATACACACCAGACGAAGTTAATGTATATAGAATTGATGGTAATAAAAAAACAGGCGAATTATATACTAGCACACCTAACTACTATGGCAAAATTCCTGCAGTTCCTATCTACGCACAAAGATCAAATATAAGAGGCGTAGGTGTTAGTGCTGTTGGCGACATAGCAGACATACAAAGAGAATTGTATGAGATGGGTTCTGAAATAGAACAAATTATTAGATTAACAAACCATCCGTCACTTGTAAAATCTGTAGACACAGAAGCTACAGCTGGTGCTGGATCAATAATTCAAATGCCAGCAAATTTAGATGGAAATTTAAAACCTTACTTGTTACAACCTAACGGTGCATCGATTGAAAGTGTATTAAGTGCTATAAGAACTAAAGTAGATTCAATAGATAGAATGGCATCCTTAGGTGGAATTAGAAGCATAGAGAGTCGTAGACTTTCAGGCATTGGATTACAAACAGAATTCCAAATGCTTAACGCGAAGCTGGCAGACTTTGCCTCAAACTTAGAACTTGCAGAAGAAAAGATATGGAGATGCTGGGCTATGTATCAAGGCATGGCATTTGACGGTGAAATTATATATCCACGTTCATTCTCAATCCAAGATAAAGCAAATGATATTGCTATGTTAAAAATGGCCAAAGAAGCAAACATTACTGATGAAAAAATAAATGCTGAGATTGATAAAAGGATATTTGAAACTATATCTGAAGGGTTTATTGAAGACATTGGTGAATAATGGGCCAGTTTATTCCAGATAGGGATTTTATAAGTGAAATTCCAACAGAAAAAAGAATAAGAGATGTCCTTGAAGACTATAATAAAAACGTTTGGAAGTTTGAAGTTAAAGATTCTAAAGCGGCTGGTGTAAGAGCTAGAAATAACTTATTAGAATTTTATCAACTTTGTAAAATAAGAAGAAAAGAAATTTTAGAACGAAAAAAGAAGATAGTGTATTAAGGAGAAACATTATGAAAATTAAAGACTTTAAAGTAGGGTGGAAACTAAACTGGAACAATATCGTTTACCTAGTAATAGGTTGGGGACTTGCGGCAGTTTTTTACCATTGGGTGATATAATATGCCTAAAGGAAAAGGAACATACGGAACTAAGAAGGGCCGTCCACCAGTAAAGAAGAAAAAGAAAAAAGGTTATAAGAAGAAGTAGTGTGTGGAATAGTAGGAATTACTTCTAATGACGACACCTTTGTATCTGAATATCTAAAAATAATAAAACATAGAGGACCAGATGGACAAGGTATCTGGAGTGATGGACAGATTACCTTAGGTCATAATCTATTAGCAATTACAGATAAACCCCATTTATCTAAACAACCATATATTACCCCCAAAGAAAATATTTTAATTTATAATGGAGAAATCTTTAACTATTATGAATTATTAAAAAAATATTATAATTTTATTCCTAAAACAGATTGTGATACTGAATTGCTGGCTTGGGGCCTTGACAATTTAGGTATTGCTTTCTTAAATGAAATAGACTCGATGCATTCACTTGCATACTATGATAAAGAATATAAAAAATTATATTTGTCAATAGACCATGCAGGAATAAAACCTTTATACTATGCACAAATAAAAGAAGGGTTAGTGTTTGGCAGTGAAGTAAAAGGATTAATAGATAAAGTTCCTAATAGTAATAAAATAGATCCAATGGCAATGTCTTGTTTTTCTTTGTCAGGATTAAATGTAACTAGTCATTCTTTCTTTAGTGGAATTAAAAAAGTAATGTCTGGAGAAACATTATGTTATAATTTACACCATAACACATTAAAACAAGTAAAAAGAATTCTTCCACGAGCAACATCAGATTATAAATTTGATCCTTTTGAATTTAGACACATGATGAATAAAACTGTAAAAATGTGTAGTATAGGAAAAAGAGAAATAGGTGTATTTTTATCTGGGGGCTTAGACTCAAGTGCAATAGCATACGAACTAAACAAAATTAAAGGCTCTGCAAGAACATTTACAAACATGATTCATCCAATGCCTAAAATAACTCATGAGGATTTTAATAGTGATCATGATTGTGCATTAGAGTTAGCATTAAGAGACAAGTTTAATCATGAAGTAATAAAAATAACTCCTGACATTTACGTTAATAACTGGGACAATGCAGTTTATTATATGGAAGAGCCTGTATATAATCTAAGTTTGCCAATGTATAATTACACAAATAAATTTTTATCTGAAAAGGGTATTGTAGTAACTATGGCTGGTGATTTAGGTGACGAAGTATTAGGAGGATATCCCAAATACTATAAACTAGGAAAACAATTTGGCAATGCTAAACAAGACTGGAGACAAATAGTTAAACAATGGATGTTTAGATTAAGTGCTCCTTTAAAACTTCCTAAGATGGAATATTCATATGATGATGTTATAGATGAATTAATAAAAACAACATTTCCTGAAAGTTTGCAAGTAGAAACGGATAATGTTGCTTCATATATGATGTTAGATATTGTTGGACAATGTCCTGAAGAATTTTTTAGAAGAAATGATCGTTATGGTATGCAATATTCTATGGAAGGGCGATTTCCTCTAGCAACAAAAATGTTTATTAACTATGCTATGTCTATTCATACTAAAGATAAAATAGGTGCAACTGAAGCCGATACAAAACTATTACCTAAGATTGCTTATAAAGGATTACTAACAGATAATATTATTAATAAGAAAAAAACAGGATGGACTGCTCCTATTAGAGAATGGCAACAACAAAATTTAGATAACAATGTCTTTGAAACAATGTATGAAAACAATTTAAAATTAACAGAACATAAAATTGAAGGCTTAAGACGTCATAACAAAGGAAAAACTCCTGCCCTAGCTTGTAATGATTGGGCAAGACAATATCAAATGACTTTATAGTAGTCTTAATGCCGTTAAATTAACGGTTTATGCTCATTTAGTATAAATAACATTACATACTGCTATTAGAGGGCAGGTGGTAGAACTCAACCAATAACAAAGAGGTAGATAAATGGACGCAGAGAACACAGCGGTTAAACAACCTGAGCAAACTGATGCTCAACCAGAAATAGGTGAAAAGCAGGTAGATACACAAGTATCTGAGAAACAAGATAACACACACTCGCAAGAAGACGTAAATCGTATTGTTGCAGATAGAGTGGCAAGAGAAAAGTTAAAGTTTGAAAAGAAATATTCAGGCGTTGACTTAGATCTTTACAAAGAGTTAGTAGAAGAAAAAGAAACGCAACGTCAAACAGATTTGAAAAAGCGTGGGCAGTTCGAAGAAATGTTGAAAGAGCAGGCGGAGAAATTCAATGGCAAAATTCAACAGTATGAAAGCGAACTTACTTCTATTAAAGTAGACGGTGCACTTCTTAATGAAGCTAGTGGCCAGAAAGCAATTAACCCACAGCAAGTGGTTCAATTGTTAAAAGGTCAACTTAAACTTAATGAAGGTGGCACAGTTGATGTAACAGATCAAAATGGACAAGTTAGATATGATGAAAGTGGTAACCCACTAAAAGTGTCTAAGTTGGTAAATGAGTTTCTCACAGCAAACCCACACTTTGTTACAGCAGGACCAAGTGGTTCTGGAACTGGACAAGGAATAGGCAAGCAAGATAACTTGGTTGACAACGATGTATCAAAACTTGATATGAGTAATGCAGAACATCGTAAGCAATATGCAAAAGTAATGCGAGCGAAAGGCATACACATTTAAGTTTACTGATACTTGCTTATAACAGCTAAAGGAGACTGAAAATGGCAAATGAAGTAGAAGCGGCGGTAATATCCGAGCTTTATAGTGACATAGTTCAGGCGGCTCAATTCACACTTTCTGAAGGAACTGTGATTCGACCTCTTGTAAGAAACTATGATAATACCGGAACTCCGGGCCTAGTGGCACAAGTTCCAATTTACCCAGCAATCGCGGCGGCGGCATTAGTAGACGGCGACGATATCTCGACAGCAACAGCATTCAACACCACTGAGAAAACAATCACAGCGGCTGAAGTTGGTGCTATGGTAACATTAACTGATTTAGCAGACGTAAGTGCAAGTCAAGATGTTGCAAGTGCGATCGGACGTCAGTTAGGTGACGCAATGGCGAAAAAAGTAGACGATGATTTAGCGGCTCTTTTCTCAGGATTTTCAAATTCTGTAGGATCAGGCGCGGCAGAAGTTAGCGTTGACTTATTTTTCTCAGCGGCGGCTACATTAAGAAACAACAATGCACCAGGACCATATTATGCGGTAGTTCATCCTTACCAAGCATTCAAACTAAAAAGTTTGTTAGCAGGTAACGGTAACACACCAATGAATAATACGGACCTTGCAAACGAAGCCCTAAGAACAGGATACGTTGGAACAGTTGCAGGAATGCAAATTTTCGAATCATCTTGTGTAACAGGTGACTCAGCAGGTGCTTATGTTGGAGCGGCTTTCTCAAGAGATGCTTTAGGTATCATGTGGAAGTGGAATGCGAAAATTGAACAACAACGTGACGCAAGTTTAAGAGCTACAGAAATTGTAGGATCTTGTGCTTATGGTGTTGGTGAAATTATCGACGGCTACGGTGTAGGTATTATGGGTGATGCAAACCTATAAGGTTAGTATAACTTAAAATTGATTTAGTGGTCAATTTATAATTAAGGGCGGTTCTTTCGCATAGGGATCGCCCTTTTTTTATCTACTACTCCGTTTTCCGGTAAATGAAGCTGGTATTACACCAATACGATAAATAATACTATAAACAAAACTTGGTCGGAGAAGGACTTCGAGCAATTAAAAAGGACAGTATCCTAATATGCCAACACTAGCAACGATATCAGACATTCAAGAATATGAACCAGACATTCAAGATTTTGGTATTCCTGAATTTTCTTCAGAAATAACTAAAGCACAGAATGACGTATTTCGCGACCTGCGTATACGATGGTGGCCTACTTATATGATTGGTAAGTATGATATCACAAGATTAACAACAAATGCAAGTGAACCAGATGATGACTTATACACAGCAAGTCAGCTAACTCGAGCCACGTGTTATAATGCACTTGGTTTCCATATCTACCCTAAACTGGCTAAATTTGAGCCAGATCAAGATTTGTTTGAAAGAAAAATGGAATTTTACAGACAAGAATACGAGAGAGAATTAGACCTTGTATTAAGAGATGGTGTAGAGTATGATGCAGATAGTTCTGGAACAGTTGACAACTCCGAAAGAGAACCTACGCATTACCTACGCCTTAAAAGGTAAGGTAAATGTCGAATAGAGAATCTATAACAACAAACATTATTGATGTCTTGAAGGATGTGAGTCCTCCACGCCCAGTATTTGTGACACGAGAACCATTCGATGTTGACAAACTAGCAATGACACAATTCCCTGCCTTATTAGTAACTTCAGGAAACGAATCAAGAGAAGATCAAGCCATGGGCGGTTATAGACGTGGCATTATTGAAATTAATATTAGAGGTTTTGTGCGTTCAGATGGCAGGAAAGGGTCTGTTCAATCTGTAGACGAAAAAAGAAATAATTTAATTGAACGCATAGAAGAAGCATTGAACACTACTCGGAATAGAGAATTGGCTACTGCCAGAGCGGCTACAACTCACGTAACTTCGGTTGAAATAGTTGAGAGAACTCCGCCCTTAGGCGAGTTTTCGATGGTTGCAGAAGTGCATTATTCATTTAGCAAAGGAGTAGTATAATGGGTGTAACAAAATATACACAAATGATAGATAACAACGGTCAGCAAGTTAGTATACAACCTGATCGTGTAGAACGATTTCTTGGTGAGGGTTGGACCATCGTTGGTCAAGAACAACCTAAACCAGAAAAAAAGTCACGGAAACGCAAAAGCAAAAAAGATAAAATCAGTGCAGATGCCCAAGTGACTTCAACAACATCGGAGGATGAAGTAAAATTATCAGGCGAAGAAACAGTTAGTGCTGAGGACGAAAAGCCTTGCATTAGTTGTGATGAACCTGATCATTCTTATAATGAATGTTCGGAAGACAACTGGACATTTTCTGACGATGATTTAGCTAAAAAGGAGAACTAAAATGGCTACATTTACCGGAGAAAACGGAAAAGTCGATATTACTAGCTCAGACTCAGCTGGTGTTATCACCGTTGCCGAAGTTCGTTCCTGGACTGTTGAACATTCAAAAGATGTGATTGAAGATACAGTTATGGGCGATGCGGCAAGAACATACCAAAGTGGACTACATCAGTTCACAGGATCAATGGAAGTAGTATATGATTCAACTCATTCTACTGCAACAAACGCCTTTGATCCAGCACAAGATGGAGCTCTATCAATAGAGTTTTATCCAGATGGTTCAACAGGACAGAAGTTTACAGGTTCTGTTATTACTACATCCGTATCAAGAACAGCATCGTATGATGACCTTGTTACGGCAACTGTTAACTTCCAAGGAACTGGCGCACTAGCTATCGGTTCGGCGTAATTGTGTTAACGATTAGGATACTAGGATCCCGTAAGGTGATGAGGAGTCTTGAAAGAGAAAAAGATTCTTTCATTACCAGGGTGGCAAATGATATTTTAGGAGTTGCTCGTGGAAAAACTCCTATAGATAAAGGACAGGCAAGACGTGGTTGGCGCCTAGACTCACGCTTCAAGATGAAGAGTGTTGTCAATCGTGTTCCCTATATTGTCCATTTAGAAGAAGGCCACTCAAAACAAGCACCTAATGGTATAATAGGGCCTACCGTTAGGGAGATATCAACAAGGAGATATAAACTATGACCGTAATGAATAACATTACAGGCCACTTCAAAGAAAGACTAGCAGGTGGCTTAAAAAAGATAACTGTTCCCGAATGGAAAACAGATATCTATTATAAGGGTGCGTATCCATTTGTTGTTGAAAGTAAAATTATTGCTTTACAACAACAAAATAAAACAGTAGAAGCACTAGTGGAAAGTCTTATTCTAAAAGCAATGGATCCAGATGGAAAACCAATGTTTACTAGAATGGACAAAAGCACTTTAATGAATGAAGCAGACCCAAGTATATTACTAAAGGTTTGTGCAGAGTTAAACAATGCAACTACTGAATACGAGGAACTCGCAAAAAACTAAAGGAGGACACTGAACTCCAGCTAATGTTTCGAATTGCTGAGACATTGCACAAAAGCATTGAAGAAGTAATGCAACTCAGTGTCCTAGAAATCAGGATGTGGTATGAGTGGTTTAAACTACAACATGATAAAAGCAAGGAGACTATAAAAGGTGGCAACACAAATCGTAGAAATCCGCGCCGTTGATAAAACTCGACAAGCGTTAGGAAGAGTAGATAAACGTCTAAAAGGTATTGGAAAAAGCACCCAAGGCCTTGAACGGGGTTTCGGACGTCTACAATCAAAAATCCTTGCAGTTGGAGCCGCGTTAGCAACTGGGTTTGGTATTAAGAAAATATTATCAGTATCTAGTCAAGTTGAACAACTCGAACTTAAACTTAAATTCCTATTTAAATCAGCAGAAGAAGGTGGCAAAGCATTTCAAGCCTTAACCTCTTATGCAAGTAAAGTTCCGTTCGAACTAGAACAAATAGCCGCGGCTTCAGGCAACCTAGCTGTTGTGGCTAAAGATGCCGACCACTTGTCAGAACTGTTAGTTCTAACGGGTAATGTCGCAGTCTTCATGGGTGGAGACTTTAGATTAGCAGGCGAGCAAGTTCAAAGAGCAATGTCTGGCGGTATAGCGGCCGCAGAAATATTCAGGGAAAAAGGTATTAAAGCGATGGCCGGCTTTAAAGACGGCGTCAATTATAATGTTGCCCAAACAAATAAAAAATTAATGGAGGCGTTTGGTCCTGGCGGAACATTTGGTAGGGCCGCGAACGCAATGGCAACTACTTGGACTGGTGTCTTGAGTATGATATCAGACAAAGTCTTCCAATTTACACTTGCAGTAGGTAAAGCAGGCGGACTGTTTGAATTTTCCAAAGGCATAGCAGGCGTTATTAATAAAGCTATGGGGGATAATGAAGAAGGACTAAACAAATTTGCCGCTAACGTAGGTAATAAAATAATTGAAATAACACAAAAAATGGCAATAGGCACAGCACAACTAATAGATATGATGAGCCCAATTTTTAAATTTGTTAGGTCTGGTATAAACGGTATGGTTAGTTTTATGAATATGTTACCTGGAACTATAAAAGCTATAGGTATCATAGGATTCTTGATGCTAGGACTAAAAGGCAAACTACTTGTTTTAGCCATTGGTGCAGTATTAGATAACCTTGGCGGTATGGTTGATGATTTTATGAAGAGTATAGAAGCAATGGCAGGCTTCGTCGTCGACAAACTGAATTGGCTAATAGACAAGGCGAATGCACTAAATCCATTTAAAGAAATTCCACAGATTCCGGCACCCGACTTTGGTAGCTGGGCCGCACCTATTAATGCCATGAGTGATAAACTCAAAAAAATGTTTGACAGTCTGACAGATAGCACCAATATTAAGCAAATGGGTGAAATGGAATCGAAGATTAGAGATATTATTAAGCAAATCGAAATTGAAATGGCCTTGAACGCAGAAGCGAAGAGACAACTTGACGAAGAATTAAAAAAGATGGGAATCAAAAATCAGGCGGAATTTGATTTCAGATCACTTGTGGAGCAGTCATTAGGAGAAATTCAAAAACAAACAGACTCAATAAATGGACTTACAAAAGAGCAAAGAGTATCGTTAGAACTAGAGAAGAAAAAGTATGTCGAGTTATTTGCAACAGCAGGCATTACAAAAGAAGTCATGGATGCGAAGAAAGAAGAAATTAGAGCGGCACTGATGGCCAATGAAGTGCTAAAAGAAACAGTAGCATTAGAAAAACAGAGAAAAATTGAAGCAGAAGCAATGATTGAATCCGCTACTAAATTTAGAGTGGATTATATACAAAAAGAAACTGAAGCTCTTCAAACAGTTGCAAATAATGCCATAGCAATTCTAAACACCCAGAAAGAAACACAGTTAATAACTGAACAAGACTTTGCTAATAGTAAACTTGCAATCGAGGCTCTCCTAAATCAAGAAATTCTTGACATGGAAGCGGCACGGTTACAAAAGCAAGAAGATATGTATATGGCGTCGTTGGAAAAAAGATTAACTGCTAATCAAGGTGCTATAGCAAAACATATGAGTGCTGAAGACAAAGAGTTTTTAAAGAAAAAGGGCAGAGAAGAAAAACAAAAAGAAATTAATCGGACTAGAATAGAATTTGAGAAAAAGTCTGAGATGGAAAAATATCAATTTGGTATTGGCCAAGCTAAAAACTTTTTCGCCGCATTAGGCAAAGAGAACAAAGCGGCATTTGCGGCGGCGAAGGCAATGGCTATTGCTGAAGCAGTTATTAACACATACCAAGGTGCCACAAAAGCATTAGCATCTTATCCACCTCCATTTAACTTTATAGCAATGGCGGCAGTAATAGCGGCAGGTTTTGCACAAGTATCAGCAATTAGGGCACAGACGGCACAACGAGGTGGAACTGTATTAGGCGGAGCCACAGCATTAGTTGGTGAGGACGGACCTGAACTTATTGTTCCTAAACAAAGTTCAACAGTCATACCAAGAGAAGTAGCAGATGCTGTTGGGGGCATTAGTGGAGGCATGGGCGGTGAAGTAAATGTAAACTTTAACATAACAACAGTTGATGCAAGGGACTTTGATCAACTACTTGTTGAAAGACGTGGAACTATTGTTGGAATTATTAACAATGCCATGAATCAACAAGGCAAAGTGGGAGTGACTGCTTAATGGCTTATATAGGATTTTTTCCAGTTAGTTTAGGATTTAAAGCTCTTAAATTTAAACAAAAAACAATTACAAAGAAAACAGAAACAGCAAGTGGCAGAACTGTTAGAGCAACGAATGCCACTACACTATGGCAAGGTGTTTTAGCTTTTCCATCTACATCGGCTGGTGACTTTAGGGCAGTTCAAGCCTTTGTTGCTAGATGTCAAGGTAGTTTAAATGAGTTTGATTTAGTTATTCCAACTATATCAGATACCAGTGGCAGTTATCCAAGTCAAGTAACTTTTCCAAGTGCGGCATCAACGGCCGCTGGATCGACTAGTATTGCTGTAACATCAGATCAAACAAGTAAAACAATTTTAA